AACTTGAGGAACAGTAAAAGTGTTACTACCACTAAGTACAGATTCAAGTGTTTTTGCATTAAACGCATTCTGGCCTAAGAAAGCATCAGAAACATTTGAGTCTAGTACTCCACGTGTTGCAATTGAATTCAACAAGGCTAGTATTTCAGGGGGAATATTTTCCTGAGTACTACGAGGAAGACCCATAAGAACTTGACTAGCAAATGCTCTTGCAACAGCAGGATTTTCAAAAGCGCTATCTGCGGCAAACTTAGGGTCTTCAAGTATATCTTTAATAACGTTAGCTTGGCCTACGTTAGATGACTCACTTGCAAATAACCGTGTAAGAACAGTCCCATCATTCTTGTCAAGAATTTTAACAAAGGTATCACGAAGTTGTTTTGCAACTATTGAAGTAGGGCTTGCAGTTCCAGAGCCATCTCTGATTGCGTTTTCTACTGCCGCTACGGCTTTTCTAATTGATTCCCTTGTCTGTTCAGTAACCATCCCAAAAGTAGATTGTTCTCTGTCAGCTATTCTTCTATTCTTATCAAGAAGTTTAACTGCCTTTTCAATAGCAAGAAGTTGTGTATCACTAGCTTGAGAAAGATCTACTGAGTCTAACTTAGCAGAAAGTTTAATGTTAAATTCTTTGCCAATAAGTTTTTCAATATTTCTTAGTGTCTCTAAAGATTCTTTTCTTGTTTTACCAAGACTAACATTTAACAAGTTAAAGTAGGCTAATACACCATCAAAGTTATTTCTAACTCTGTCTAAGAAAGAACTACCCTCACCAAAGAAAGCGGAGTATATAAGACCGCCTGTAGCCAAGGCAGTTACAGTTGCTGCAGCGGCAAGAAACGCACCTGTAATGAGAGGTATACCCCCAAGTACAGCACCAATACCAGCAGCCATTTTGGCCAAAGCCCCAACGGCAACTCTACCAATATTAAGAGCTGCACCTTTACCTATTCCTGCAATGCTTTTTCCTAGCTTTCCAATAGCAGGTAATAAGTAACTAAGGATTGTATCCCCAAATGCAAGAAGGGCAAAACCGATAGCACCAAAACCTGCACCTGCGCTGTCACCGCCGTCTTCACTTGCGCTTGCCATAGTGGCAAAAGCGGCTGTAATACCTGCAACCATTAGCCCGATTTTGCCTATTTTTCTAATAGAACCAGTGCTAAATTTTCCAACAGAAATAGACGCAATTGAGGATGCTTTGCTCCAGGATGTAGCAAACATAGATGTAGCTGCAATATTCTTAGTAGTAATACCAGCCAAGGCTGCTTGAAATTTAGAAGTCAATCCAGAAAGGAAAGTTCCAGCAATTCCGCTGGCTGCACTAAATAAGTTTAATGAAGTAACTTTACCAACTACACTAGCCAAAAGAGTATTAAATGTAGTAACAATAAAGGCAACCTTTTTAGGATCTCCTAGAATAGCCTGTTGTGCAATAGAAGCAGTAATACCTACAATAGCTGCGCCTGAAGTGCCAATTAAATCACCCAAAAGCAATTCAGCGCCTAATACATAACCGCCAATTTGTGCGAGTTGAAGTCTACCTGCTCTCTTGTTAGCTGTTGCTGCTGTTATAGCAGCTGCATTCGCTTGATCTTTTGTTTTAGCAACAATATTCTTTTTAAGATTATCTGGATTGCTACCTACAAAAAGATTATAGAGTAAACCAGAACCTTGGGCGGTGCCAATAGTAGTTAAAAGGCCTTTTATGTTTGTTAGTATAAGAGATCTAACGCCCTTAAAGAATATAGCAGCACCGAGACCGCCATACAAAATAGTAGTTAATAAACCACCTCCAGGCAATAAACTCAGTATTTGAGCTGGAAGCCCAATAATACTATTACCAATAGCTTCTGCAAGACCTTTGCCAAATTCGTTAGCTAATCTAATTAGTGTCTTTAATATCTTTGGTACATTTGTAACAATTGTATTAATACCTTGACCAATAGCTAAGCCTAATCCTCTGGCAACTTCTTCTAGGATACCGCTCTTTAAGAAAGCGCCATTGAATGCCGTAAACACACTAACTGCTAAAGCAGCCGCAAAGAATGGCCCTAAACGACCAAAGGTGTTCTTAAACAAAGAAGGGGAGATTATTGACGCCAAAGAAGCTGCGACCCCAGTGGCTAACAAAGCCGCTATTTGTGGGGAAAGCTCTCTTAAAGAACCAAACGCACTTTTAGCACCATCTCCAATTGATTTAGCAACCGTTTCGGCTAATTCTTTTGCTGTGTCAAGTTTAGCCTTAGAATTAAAACCTACTTTTTCGATGGTTAATTTAATCTTTGATTCTCTAGAGATATTTGTTGCAGAAAATATTTTTGCAATATCTTGATATAGATTTGTAACCTCTGTACCGAATTGTTTAAGTAAGGACTTTGTTTTAGGCAACCACTCTTGTGCCTTATCGTATGTCCCTTCCATAGTGTCGGTCCACCAAGAATTACCAATAATTGCATCATATGCTTTGTAAAATTGGTAGGCGGCGGCATCGGTAAATTTACTTACAATACTTAGAGTTTTATTCAAATAAGTTTGAGCTGTTTTATAAATTCCAACAAATAGATTAGTCATAGTTGTTGCAATGCGACTTAATCTGTTCCCTGTTAAGCTATCAATAGCCTCAATGAAAGAGTCTAAAAGTTGTATGGATTTAATTACGCTAACCTGTATTGCAACAAAGAAATTGCTTGCAGCAATGTTTCTTTGGATCTCTCCAAGTATGCTTGCAAAAACACCAAAGGCTTTGGTGAATCTTTCAAAGGAGGTATAACGAAGTCTAAATAAAGTTTGATCAATTAATCCTAGATAAACTCCGGTTTCAAACAAGAATACATTAGTTGTTCTTAATGCTCTTGTAGCAGCATTTCCAAAGTTGTACCATCTTCGACCATAGCTATCAAGAGCATCTCCCAGAGAGTACAGTGCTTCTCCAAAATCAGTTAAACTTTTTGAGCGGAATATGTCTCTTATAGCGCCTTGAAATCTGGTGTTAAACACTTTGTCATACATGGCACCAAAGTCTATACCGAGTCTTTTGATGATAGCAGAGGTATATAGCATGACGGAAATAACATCTGCTTTTAAGACCTGAGCAAATCCTCGAAATGGTGTAGTTAAGTTTGGAATAGAGTCAACCGCTCTACCAAATAAAACAGTTATTATTCGAGTTAATCCTGCAATAACTGCGGTAACACCTGAGAATGTGTTAGTAAGCGTTCTTCCAGCATCAACAACACTTGCTACGATTGCTTCTCTATTAGCTTCAATATAATCTGTTAAAGCTACTATCTTGCTAGTAAATGAAGCGGTAATGCCAAGTTGTTTACTAATTTCCCCAGTAACTCTTCCAACCTGATCTCTAAGAATAGAGAAGGCCTTTTCCGAGGTAATCTCAATATTACCAAATTCTGATTCTAATTTTTCAGTTTGATTAATAAGGGCTTGAAAGACTACGTCTGTAGTAATTTTCCCTTGCTCTGCAAGTTTCCTTAAGGATCCAAAAGGCACTTGCAAACTATCAGATATAACCCTAGCTAGTCTAGGGGCTTGCTCAAGTACCGAGTTAAGTTCTTGTCCACGTAACTGTCCAGAGGCCAAACCCTGACCAAGTTGGAAGAGGGCGGCTCTAGTAGACTCTGCGCTTCCCCCAGAGATGGTAGTAGCTAAACCTACAGACCGAACAGCTTTATTTATTTCTTGTGTGCTTTTACCTGCAGCTTTTAAAGAAATTGCAAAACGATTAAATGTCTCAACAGTTGCATCAACTGGAGATTTTGTTTCTTTTGCAATTTTGTATAAAGCATCAAGTTGTGTATTTAATTCTTTGCCCCGACCTGTAACAAGTGCAATCCTGTTCTCTAGGTTGGTTAAGGAGTCTGTTGCTCCGTTTATGCTTTTAGTTAATGCCGTCCCTGTAAATGCACCTGCAATCCCAACCGCTAAACGTTTGAATGCGGTAGACACACCAGTAGCCGTTTTCTCAATACTTGAAACTGAACGCTCTAAACGTCTTAAATCGTTTCTAGCCTGTCTACTGTCGGAACGTACTCTAATTTCTACGCCACTCATGTATTCCTCCTTAAATAATTAAGCCCCCTAACGGTTCTCTATATACGAGAAGCCATCAGAGGGCTAATTTTAATTAGGGGTTAAGATTCCTATTTTTGTAAGCACTTGTTCTATGAAGTATTTTGGGGCTTGCTTACTATGCCCTCTATTTAGTCTACTTATGTATTCGACTTCATTAATGATAGAACCATCTAGGTATCCATCAGGAGCCATATAGGTTTTGTCTTCCCAACCTTTTCTGGCCCTTCCTGTATCAACAGGCGTTACCCGTCTTAAGGTTCTGGTAGCAAAAGTTACCCTTTGCTTTATTTCCATATTAGCTTGTCGTTTTACTTCACGTTCAACTCTTTTCATTTCTTCTGCGAAATTTACGAATTCAAGGCTAACTTTCATTATCTTTAACTCCAAAGTTAGGTTTCCAGTTAGAATCATCTCCGTTTTTAGCAGCTAACATGAGTTCTAACATTTTTCCTTTTGGTATTGCTCTATCGGGTTTTTGTTTCTTTTCACCCCCAGCAGCCAAAAGTTTTAAAGTTGGAAAAATATTTTCAGCCTTTTCCTTCATACCCTGTGCTCTCATTAAAAGATATGTTCTTTGATCTTCTCTCCAACCAACAGGTCTTCTGTTAAAGAAAGCTATCCAATTAAGAAGTTCATCGTATGGCATTTCTGCCTTGAGCTTGTAAATGGGCATATGCAGGGCATAGGCCAGCTCGTGCAATGATTCTTCTTCTTCGGTTAGTTTCCCTCATTTCCACCTGTTAGACCAGAATATTCTAGAATCAAGTTTGAAAGATCATTAAGCTCTCCGAGGGG